GAAACAGCTCAGTTGTAGCGTGGGGAAACAGCTCAGTCGAAGCGCGGGGAAACAGCTCAGTCGAAGCGTGGGGAAACAGCTCAGTCGTAGCGCGGGGAAACAGCTCAGTCGTAGCGCGGGGAAACAGCTCAGTCGAAGCGTGGGGAAACAGCTCAGTCGAAGCGCGGGAAAACAGCTCAGTCGAAGCGTGGGGAAACAGCTCAGTCGTAGCGTGGGGAAACAGCTCAGTCGAAGCGCGGGGAAACAGCTCAGTCGAAGCGTGGGGAAACAGCTCAGTCGAAGCGTGGGGAAACAGCTCAGTTGTAGCGTGGGGAAACAGCTCAGTCGAAGCGCGGGAAAACAGCTCAGTCGAAGCGCGGGGTTTGGTTTCTGTACGTATTTTTAGTGCCATCAAATCACTTTCTTTATTTGGATTCTCTGTCCTGTTTCAACCTATAAAATTAAAATTTAAATTTAAGAAAGAAAAAACGTGCCTCGTTCAAAAAGTTCCCGATCAAAAATATTTAGATCGAGAGGGGATAAAAATAGAAAAAGGTTTCGTCATTCTATTTAAAAAAGTTTCTAAGAATTTTTACACTCAGGAAAATACAACCAATCAAACATTATGGGAAGTTTCATCAACGGTAACCCATCACGATTGGCGACCTGCGCTGAGGGAATGCGGAGAAGGAAAATTCCATGCCTGCTCTCGCCCGTATTTTTGCGATGAATTTAGAAATAAAAAAGATGACAGATATGTCGCCATAAAAATTAAAGTTTCCGATTTGTATGAGTGGAGCAATCCCGAATATCCGCACAAAATAGCGTTTCGAGAAGGAAAAGTTTTATACGAATGCGATAAATACGGAAAGAGGATTTAATAATTACCCTGAAGAGCCGGTGAGATTCCGGCGAAACGCCGCTTACATAGGGCGTAGGTAACTAAAAGCCCCATTTCCACACTGGCAGTTTATGAACGCAGTGGTCGAAGCCGGAAACAGTTGGCGGGAGTAAGGGAACGGGGACGAAGGTAGAGGCTGGGAAGCAGGTTAGATTTTGTTGCCGAAATAAAAGGCTCACATTAAACGACCTTACACGCAACAGCAACGGCCTACCGGCTGACGAGAAGCGATTTAGCAGAGCGATCTTTGAATTTCGGGGAGTACGTTTATGGAAAACGGCAAGGTCGCACCTTGAAAATGGTTTCGATTACCATCTCCCCGACCAGAACATGATCGTCCGTTTAGTGCGGGGAGTTAATTGGTATGGAAGCCCCATGCTGATCTAAAGCGAGCCAGAACAGTATTACCTACTCCTAAAGGTCTGGCGGAAAAAATATATTAGAGGACGGGAAAAGGCATTCCCGCCTCGCACTAAGCGGATGATCGAAACAGTATTAAGAGTGCTGATTAAATCAAAAGAAGGAGGTGCAGCGTTACCGATGAAATAACAAAGGGTATGCTCCGTCCTTATGGGCGGAGCGGTAACGCGAAAGGAGAGTATGGAAGAAGAAGCAAAAAAACTTTACGAAATGAAATTATTTGAAACATTCCAGATACCAAGCATTGGAGCGTGGATAACTCGAGTACCCGGTGGGTGGATTTACGAAAATATATTTGAGTCTGGCGTGTCTGGCGTGTTTATATCATTTCACAATGAATTTATGGACAGGGATGAATAAATGGACTTAATAACCGCACTCAGCAAAGACACATTCGTAGTAATCAGCGTGATTTCTGGCTTCATCTATATGATGGGACACGCACTTTGTTTCTGGTGGAGGGAGTATCATGCGTAAGAAAACATTACATGACGGTCATAAAAAACTTTGGGATGATTTGGCTAAAAGCGGGAGTTTAAATAAAAAATCATCATCAGTGTGGGAAGACACGAAATATATTCATCTTATAGATAAATGGATAGACTATGCTGCTTGTTTCTGCTGTCAATATAATGACTCCCTTAATGGTTGCCCTAATTGTCCGATAGAATGGACAAAATCACAAAATAAACGCAATTCCCCACCGTGCCTTTCGGAGAGTTCGCCATATCACAAATGGAACCGTTCAGTAACAGCAAAAACCCGAAAGAAGTACGCCGCCATTATCCGTGATTTACAGTGGAGGGAGAAATGATAACCAAACTCGTACCACGCAATCAAGAAGAGGCCGACAATATTATGAAGGGAATCAGGGTACTCATTACCACGGCACTAATTTTAACCGTGATTTTAATAGCGGGACATTACTTTTTTTAAGGATGTAAATGATTCCTCTTTGGTGGATTACAAAAGACGGTGACGAAATCTGTAAGGAATTGCATGAAAGACATTATTCAAAATATCACTACAAAGACGGAAGAAAAACAAAACTATTTGCCGGAGTCGGAGAAAAAATTGTCCTCAGAACATGGGACGGGGATGCTCTCTTTGTTTGGAGAAAAGGAATTGATGATTCTGGACAACAAGGAGTCAACTGCTCAATCTTCAGAAACGAAAGCAAGTATCTATCGAGTGAGCTTATCCGACAGGCTGATGCAATCGCTGATTTCTGCTGGCCTAGTGAAAGGCATTATACCTACATCAATGCGAGTAAGATCAAGTCAACAAATGCTGGATGCTGTTTTAAGAAAGCAGGGTGGCGAGAGTGCGGAAGAAGTAAAATAAAAGGATTGATTATTTTAGAACACAAGGAGGCCACATGAAACTTTTTAACTTATTCGCAAAGAAGAAAGAAGTTGCAACTAATGTCCGTCCGGCAGACCAACTCAAAAGCGATCTGCTTAATTGCTGTATCAGGTACGATCACGACACGCAGCTTGAAGCTCTTACGTCTGTTGTCAAAAAGTTGTTTCCGCTGACGTGGCGCGTGTACCGGTTGCACGTTATCAAGAAAATGAAGGCGGCGGCGTGATGAGCGCAGAAACAAACGAACTGAAAATAGGAGATCGCGTAAGGGCTACAATGAACGGCGAGGATTGGCGGACTGGAAAGTTTGTCGAAGAAAGTGAAACATTTGCTAGATACGGTGTTTTGCGAGACGGACTAAATGAAGTTAGATTTTTTATTAATGCGGAAAAAATTAACGACACATCCTACTCGTCCACAATGGACACGGCGGGAAATATAGAAAAGTATAGGGGGTAGAAAATGAAAGTTGATGGATGGAATAATTTTTGTAGAGTGTTTGAATTACCAGAATCTTACCCAGAAGATTTTTGCTTTAACGGTGGTCATCTGACAAGTTTTAAAATTGTTGATTGGTTTAATCCAGTTCCCGAACTTGGAACTCCGGCGATCAGTAAAGAAAAGTGGATTGAAAAATATCAAACACTTTCCTCAATGGAAAAAGAAATTGATTTTGAGGAATTGGAAAAATCCATCGTGAGTTTTCTTCGGCAGAAAGTTTATATAAAACACGGCAGAAAATATCTCGTGCTGTACGAATTTAACAAAGCAACAGTATTTGTAGCAAACTAACACCCCCAACGCCCGCTAATCCAGACCGGAGGACATAGCGAAAGCCTCAGGCGAAGCTAAAGCGGGCGAGGAAGGAGAGATAAAGTGGCAGAAGAAATAAAAACAAAAACAATCTGCGAAAATTCAACGTGCGATAAGGGTAAAAATCTATGTTGCCACGAATGTGATGATTTTCAGAAATGCACCGATAATTGGAAATGCGAACATACTGATTTTTATGAACAGTGCAAGAAAAATAAAAAATGTGGTGAGTTGTAATGCCCTGCGAAAGAATAATTCTTCTTCCGTATAACGGGGAGAATCACATCATCCATAATTGCGAATCATCGGATGCAAGAGCGGTAAAGCAAGCGTTGAGGGACTGATGCCGGCGAGAGGGAAAGCAGGTAGGCAGTATCAAGATCAACATGGACGAAGTTTTAATTAAATTGAAGCGAGGGGGTAATCGTGGGTATTGATTATAGTGGCGGAATGATTGTCGGTGCACTTGGAGCAGAATTGTCTGAACAAGACGGTTTTGATAGTTTGTCAGAGTGGGCAGAAGAAAATGAAATGGTTACGATGTCTCTATACTATGACGCTGCCGAGTCAGATTGTTATTACGGGTTTGCAGTTAAAAACGTGCCTGTTAGGGACATAGACCAAAAATGGATTGATGATTTAAGAAAGAAGGCCGATCAATTTGAGAAACTTTCGGGAGTTCCAGCCAAACTAGTTGGAACCCAAAACATTTGGTAACAATTAAATTGAAATAGGCTGTGCCGGAGTAACCGGAGAAACTAGGGTTGATTGGCCCGTTCTTAGAAGTTTCCAGTCGCACACAGCCGAATAAAATAAAAGGGGGAAGTGATGACAACAGAATTAGCAGTAGCAACACCGATACAGACAACACCAGCAATGCTCTTAAATATTGCGATTGAAAAAGGCGCCGAACTGGACAAGCTCGAAAAGTTAATGGACTTGCAAATCAAGTGGGAATCAAATCAGGCCAGGAAAGCCTACCATATCGCCATGGCGGCATTTAAGGCTAACCTTCCAACGGTTATCAAGGATAAGACGAACTCCCAATACAAGTCAAAATACGCTTCGGAAGATGCCCTGATTAACACCATTAATCCCGAATTGAGCAAACACGGATTGAGCGCAACTTTCGATTTTAAACAAGAAGGCGAAAATATCACAGTCACTTGTAACATCACCCATGCAGACGGTCACAGAGAATCCGTTTCTTTGTCCGGTAAGGCAGACGGTTCAGGCTCCAAGAACCCCTTACAGCAGATCAAAAGCACTACGACCTATTTACGCAAGGCCACTTTTGAGGCAATCACCGGAATAGCGTCAAGTGAAAACGAGGGTGACGATGACGGAAATTCAAGTAGCGCGATTGTCTACATTTCCGAAAAGCAGAAAAGCACCATTGTCGATATGTTCAATTCCCTGGAACTTTCGGAAAATCAGAAAGCAAATTTCTTTAAATTGATGGCTATCGAAAAAGACGATTTCGACAAGATAAAAGAGGCCGATTTTGCAAAGGCCATGAACACGTTGAAAGCAACACAACAGGCGAAAGGAGCGAAAAAATAATGGTAGAGCAAAGCATGATTACAACAGCATTACAGCAATACAATGTTACTGACGCAGTTATCGCAAAATATAAATCTGACTACATGGCGTTAACCGTCAAGAGCGTAGAGGATAAAGAGGGGTACGATCTTTGCCATGCCGCCAGAATGGAAGTTAAGGGAAAACGTGTTGAAGTAGAAAAGACACGCAAGAAATTAAAAGAAGATGCGCTAGAATATGGCAGGGCAGTAGATAAAGAAGCGAAGCGTATAACCGCATTACTTGAACCTATTGAAGATCATTTAACAGCGCAAGAAAAAATCATTGACGATGAAAAGGCGCGAATTAAGGCCGAGGCAGAGGCTAAAGAAGCCGCACGTATTCAGCTAAGGATTGATTCCCTATTCGACTTGGGAATGAACTTAAACAGAGGTTATTTCAGCCTTCCTTATGCCCCCGAACAGTCTATTCCAGAGGCCATAGTAAAGACATGCCCCGATAACGAATATGCGGAGTTATTGGCAAAAATAACAGTGCTAAACGATATTGAAAAGAGAAGAATCGAAAAAGAAGCGGCAGATAAAAAAGTAGAAGAAGAACGCCTTGCCAAAGTTCGGGCGGAACAAGAGGCAGAGGCCGCACGACTGAACGCTATTGCCGAAGAACAACGGAAAAAAGAAGCGGCTATTAAAGCAGAACAAGACGCTATTGAGAAAGAGAAGCTGAAAATTGAGCACGAAAAACAAATCGAAATAGCCAAGAAAGAGGCCGCCGAAAAAGCTGTTAAAGATGCCGAGGCAAAAAGATTAAAAGAAGAAAAGGAAAAAGCTGAAAAGGTAGAACAAGAAAGAATAGAAGCAGAGAAGAAAGCGGCACTTGCTCCAGACAAAGAGAAATTAAATACTTTAGCGGCCTCTCTGTATTTAATGCCAACTTATCCAGAAATGAAAACAGACGAAGGGAAAGAAGTTCTGTCTAAATTTAGAGGCATGATTGACGAGGCTATAAAGTATTTACACAAAGCAACGGAGAGCTTGTAATGCCGATCATAATTGACTGCGAACAGAGGTCGGACGAGTGGTATTCCGCTATATTAGGTAATGTGGGCGCTTCGTCCATAGACAAGGTTATCACCACAAAAGGCGAACCGTCAAAGTCAAGGGATGACTACATGATGACGCTTGCGGCGGAACGGATTACCGGAAAAGGCGAAGTAGGATTTACGACACAAGCCATGCTGAATGGAATCGAGAGGGAAGCCGAAGCAAGGACTTTTTTTGAAATGGTTCGTGGCGTTGAAGTCAAGCAAGTTGGTTTAGTCTATAAAGACGAATGGAAGTTGTGCCACTGTTCGCCTGACGGATTGATAGGTGACAATTCAGGATTCGAGGTAAAAAACCCCCTGAGCAAGACTCATATCAAATACCTTCTTGGCGGTAGGCTACCCACGGAATACTTCTGTCAGGTTCAGTTTTCGCTTTACGTTACAGAAAGAACAAGTTGGTGGTTCATGTCGCATTATCCTGCAATCAAGCCGTTTATAGTTGAGGTTTATCGTGATGAGAAGTGGATAGAGAAGTGCAAAACCGAGCTGAATGCTTTTAACGAAGAACTATTAGAAATGGTCAAGAGGTTAGCATGAATGTAGAAATAAAACCAATACCGGATTTTCCAGATTATTTAATTTCTGAATCAGGAATCGTTTATTCTATTGCAGAAAGAGCAAATAGGGGTAGACCGAAGAAACCGGTAATTAAATCACAATGGATATGCTTTGGTTATAAGGCGGTAAGCCTTCAAGTGAATGGAAGGTCATGTAAAAGATTTGTTCATAACTTATTGCTTGAAACTTTTGTTGGTTCCAGACCCAAAGGCCACCAATGCAGACACCTAGACAGCAACCCCCTCAATAATAATCTATCCAATTTAAAATGGGGAACGAGATCAGAGAATCAAATGGACAGATTATCAGTCGGACGAGACAACAGAGGGTCTAAACATGGCATGAGCAAATTAACAGAGAGTCAAGTAAAAGAAATAAGAGATATGGGAGTTGCGGCTAATAAAAATATTAGGAAAATTGATAATGGTGGTGATTACAAAAGAATTTCAGAGAAGTTTAATGTTTCCAAAACGACAGTCGAAAGTATTGTTGTTGGAAGAACGTGGGGGTGGCTAAGATGATAAATCCAATACTAACCGGCAAGATCGAAAGCGGTAAAAAGATTTACGACAATCCTAATAGACTTCTTATGCAACTTTCCAAGTTAGAGGGAAAAAGATTTGAAGAAGTTTTAAGACAACAAAAAACAAAGAGAAGTGAAAATCAATCACGATATTATTTCGGCGTTGTTCTTGATATTCTATCAAAACACACTGGTTATGAATCTGACGAAATGCACGAAATATTAAAATTCAAGTTTCTTCGGAAACGTATAAACAATGATGTCGAATATGTCCAGAGTACAACGAAACTAAACACGGCTGAAATGGAAGAGTACCTTGAGAAAATAAGACGATGGGCGGCAGTAGAATTATATTGCAACATACCCTTGCCTAACGAATGCGAGGCCACATGAAATTGCACCGTTACCGTTGCCAGAAGTGTAAAATCCTGATCGGAGCGTTGACCATTGAGGCACTACAGGCGGCGATTGAACGCCATAAATGTAAGGTGAAAAAATGAAAAAGTTAATCAGCTTTGAAACATTAAGAAGATATTGTGTTTACAATGCTTTATCGTGCCTACAGGGGAATAAGGAACAGTTTTGTCATTATATAATAGACCACAGACGAGAGTGCAAGCCCAAGAACTGCCCCGTATGGAAAAGGCTAAAGGAGCAAAAATGAAAATTGAGGAAATGAGCATCCAAGAGCTAGTAGATAAATTATTAGAGTTTCCTAATATACACAGAACTAACTTAACGGCAGCAAAAGCCGAAATCCTACGCCGTTTCGCTGAGAAGGACGAGCAGATAAGGGAGTTGGAAGAAATACAAAAAATGGACATTGAAAAGGCAAATAAAATATTATTTGAAAAATTCTCTGAATATTTTGCAGTTAACGAATGGACTCCCGAAAGTGGGTTTGAAAATCAACTTGATTTCTATATTCACGAGAGCTGGAAACGTGAACCAGTAGCATCTAATTTAAAAAAGCAGATTGCCGACCCACAAAAGCAGATTGAGGATTTGAAATATACTGTTCGCTTGGCTTATGGCTGGGTAAAAGAATATAGCAATGATTCTGATAATGCTACTCACGCCAAAAGAGTATTGAATAATGAAATTATAAGTTGGCAATTCGACAACCTGACACAGAAAGAGAGGGGATAATGGACAAGATAAAAATAAACACTTTATGTTCAGAAGAATTTGCTAATTTATTTCTCCCTAGAGTTGACACCGGTTACAGGCAAAGCGAAATGTTTGAAGAACTTCTCCATCGCCTCGACAAAGGCCGGAGAGCGATACTGGCAATGGAGAAGTTTGAAGAATTATCATCAAGAATATCACCGATAGCCTGTATCAGACCTGAATATATTGAAGAAGCATGTAAATGGGAACAGGAATATGTAGACATTCTCGCAGACTACGAAAAGGAGCCAAAATGACCTACAAAATGACACCCAAGTACCAAAAGGTACTCACGGAACTTATCGGGGAGAAGTGGATTAATATAGACTACAGCGAACAATACCCTCTTAGCAATAAGATGAACCGCACCTTCACCACCGACCCCGACATGATGAAGGCATTCCGATGTTTGGTGGATAATGGGAAGTGGGTTGATTTTTTAGATTGGGTATATTGTGAAAGGTATGAACAGCACATTGAAAAGTTGTTTGAAAATATTTGCTTATTTCATGCTTGGTTAAAGTACGATGCCGAGCGTTTCTGCTGTCTGGTTGCGCAGGCGAAAGAGGAGGTCGTGATATGACAACCGAACTAAACAAGCGTATTTGCGAAGAGATGGGGATTTGCTGGCATGAAAATGTCTTTGAATGGGAAAATTGCGATAAACCTCATCATGGTAATTGTCCCAACCCCAACTTCTGCACCAATGCCGCTGTGCTTCTTGATACCTTAAAAGACGAAATTTATGCTGTAGATTTTATGGATTCTATTTGTGATTATGACGGAAAATATGATGATTATTGTGTCCCCCTGAAATACATTCTCAACCCCGTAGCGTTGTGCGAAAAGTTTTTGGAATGGAGGAAGAAATGAAACACTGGCTTTATTGGGTACTGGGCATTGGCGGTCTTTTCTGGATGATGCAGGCTATTTTATCAGGAAGCGACATTATTTTCATTAAAGGATTACTAGCTACATATGTGTCGTTGGAATGGTGCAAGGAGTCCTCATGCAAAGAAAAATAGCAGTTACAATTCAGGTGAAATAATTGTTGAATTGCGCGGAAAATAAACGATGGATGAGGTTGAAGGAAGCAACTAAATACGGTTGCCTAGGGAAAGCTCGCCTTATCGAATTAGCGGTATCTGGTAGGATACGGGGAGCCAAAGACGTTGATTCTAAGCGCAAAGATTGGATTTTTGACAGATTATCAATAGACGAATACAGAGAGTCACAAATGACCGGATTTAACGCGGAGCAAAAAGCTATTGAAATTTTAAGCAGGTGAGCGTATGTCTTTTGACATGAGACTATTTCAAAAACGCGGCTGGTATCATGCGGAAATTAGCCGCAATAAAAGCAGGGCGCTCAATACGAAGGACGAGCAAAAAGCTAAAGCCATTTTCAAGGCAATGGAAAGGGCGCAGCTAAAAGGGAAACTGTTTGACCTTGAAAAAGTATCACGGGTTACTCTGTCCGATTTTAGACGAGACGCGGAAGAAATTGAAGAATTAAAAGAGAAGGGCGAATATTGCAACAAAGAGCTTTCCTTTATTGCCTACCGCGAAGGACTTAATGATCTTTCCATGGAAACGATCAAGAAAGACAAATTGTCATTGAAATTACTTTCCGAAGCGAACGGCGGAAGCACCTTGCTTGTGTCGGTTGATATTGAAAAATTTAAAAGCAATCGCCTTACCAACGGCGCGAAGAAAATCACAATCAACGGCTATCTCCGCCATTTAAAAACGGCGTTCAAATGGGCGGTCGAAAAAGGCTATCTTAAAAAAGTCCCGAAGATTGTCATGTATAAAAGATTACGGAAACCGGAGGCCGCATTATTGGAGCATATCCTTGAGCCAGAAGAAATAAAGGCCTTCTTACGCAAGGCATACAAACGAGGGCGCGACTGGGGGGATTATTGCCTGATTACTTTATACACGGGCGGGAGACGACTGGAAAGTCTTGACATTGAATATCAGAAATCCGATTTTAGAAACGATAAAATAACGCTTGGCGAAACCGGAAAGACGGGAGCGCGGACTATCCCCATACTTCGACCCGTCAAGGTTGTTTTACAACGTGACAAAAAAGATATAGGACGAAAATTCCCTAACTGGCACCCTGACACCGTAAGCCACTGGGCACAAGAAACATTTAAAGACGCGGGTGTAATCGGCCATAAACTGCACGACCTTCGACACACCTGCGCGACTTACCTGTTGAAAAATAAAGTTCCGCTAGAAGTTGTCCAGCGCATTATGGGCCACGCCAATATATCCACAACACAGATTTACGCGAAGGTGCTTGATGGAATTTTACAGACAGAAATGAAGAAGTTGAGGTTTAAGTAATGCGGTACAATTGCGGTCCATTCTTTGTAAGTATGCGAATTAATTATACCGACAATAGGACTTTTAATCCGTTGGCCGTGGGTTCAAATCCCACACGGCCCACCAAAGAAATTAAGGGTTTCAAGACTTTATGTCCTGAAGCCCTTTTTTCGTTTCTCGTCCAATTAAGCCAAATTAAACCTTTTTGCGGTACAATTGCGGTACATTTAATGGATAAAACGGGAGTCGAACCGACATCCCCAAAGGAGTCCACATGAAAAAGCTACTCATTATTTTAATACTTATTTGCGGTTGTGGAAGTGGAAACGAAAAGACGGTTGTAGCACCAACCTATTCAGATACCGTTTCCGAATGGACGTTTAAAGGCGATTCGATGGCTTACGATTTAGGTATCTATTGGGGAGAAGGAGAAAATAACGGCTCTGGTGGAGCGTCAATAGAATTTCTTCTTAGCTATCCCGACACAAGGCCACTTAAAAATGTTGTTCTTTGGGTAGGCGTAAATTCTATTCATGCTGGAACTCCGATTGATGACATTGTAAGTCATCATCAGGAGCTTCACGACTCGATCAAAGCTGAAAGAATATACTGCGTAGGAGTACCCTATGTTAACGGCATAAATGGGTACGATTCCAGTTTGTGGCCTAATATTGCAATACTAAATGCGGCTATTGAAACAAAGTGTGGCAAGGAAAATTACGTTGATATAGAGAGTATTCCTGTGGTATTCACCAGTGACGGAATACACCCTGACGATGCCACGAATGAGTTGATAAAGGGAGAGATATTGTCAAGGTAACATCAGAAAGCGGTTTAATCAGCAGGTGGGGAAATGAATAAAAATATAGCACAAGATTATTTGAACGCATATAAAGAACAGATTGAAAGACTTTTCGGCAAAGACATTGCCGATAAGAGTATATTTGAATACGAACACGGATGGTTTCGCACTGGAATTGCCGCAAAATATAAGGACGGTTCTATTGGAAATGCTCAATTTTACATTCTGTCTGACCGTTTGAAATCGTTTGAACAGAGGATAAATAGACTTAAAGAAAGATAAATGTCCGGTAAAATGTCCGGCTATTTCAGGCTTCTCTTATAGCACTCAACCTGTTCCGATTTCGCCAGAAACGCCTCTGTGGTGAGGTTAAGAGCTTCTAGGATAGATTTATCGTCCGTTATCGTGATAGGTTTGATAACGGGGTCTGGACAAGAAATATTTGGTTTGATATTGACTTTACTGCAAGCTAGAGTTGAACCTATCAGCAATACGGTTAGCAATAGCGTAATATTCTTTTTCATGTGCTTTTCCTTCTTTTAATGGTTTGATTTGTTCGCTTATCTTGTTGGCTTCCAGAGCGTTCTTTTTTAAAGCAATGGTCATATCATTAATTGCTTTTTGGTTATTTTCTGCCATAAGAAGCTGAGCGTCTTTCTGTGCGATAATGTCTTTCTGGTATGTAATTTGAAGATTGTACTTACTATATGCAAAGTAAACAGCGAGAGCCAGCAAGACAATTATTGCCAGATTCTTAGGGTTTTTAACGACCGCCCAGATTGCTTGTAATGCTATCATAATTATTCTTCCTCTTTAAATAATTTATACTTACAAACTGTTTGATGAAATTCTACATAGTACGGGAAATTATCATCAAATCTGTCTTGTACGCAATTAAGCCATGCTCCCATTTTGTCCGTTGGTTTATGCTTCTTTAAACAGTCCGCCCCACGCAAAGCCCCACCTAAATAATAATGGTTAAGTTCTTCCTTTGGAAGAAATGTATTACAACTTCCGCAACCAACAATAAATAATAAAAGGATAAATAATATTTTATTCATAATTATTTCCTCAAAGGATTAGTTTCTGCGAACTTCTGTAAACTTTTCGGGATAAAGGCACCGATCAGAAACGCTGTAAAAATGTAAAGTCCTGTAAACGGGTCTGCCGGAGGCTTAAAGAATACCAATCCTGCCGCCACAATACACGCTACAAAACTACACCACGACATCACCCTCATAGTTGAGGGATTTCCGTTATCATCGGTTAATAAGGTTGCTTTGTTTTCGTCCATTTATTTTCTTCCCCCATCGGTTATGCTGTAATGATTTCCGTCATGCTTTAGACCATCCCCTTTAATACCATCACCACCCCAAAAACATAACTCGTGTAACCCTTCCCAATACATGCCAAAATCTCTATGCGCTTCCGTGTCGGACAGATAATTACCGTCTTTATCGTATAGGTCTATATCCACAGCCAGCCCGTCATAATGCAGAGAGTTTTTCATATGCTTGAGTCCGTCCCTACCCAGACATGGTTTAAATCCTGATTCGGTCATTCGATTAATCAGTAAGGCAACGCACTGCGTTAATAGCATACGTTTTTCTTTGATACCCATATTAATCACCCCATAACGTGTTTAACGAGAATGCCAATGACAATCACGCTCACGCCTGAAAATATCCCAAGAACCCAATTCAGCATTGAACCCTGAAAGGCTACTTTGTAGCAGACACCTTTTTTCGGGTCGCCATTGCCAAACAGAGCCAGTCCTTGTTCAACCAATGTCTTATGGTTGGCAAATGCAATTTTTACCAAGATACCCAACTTTTCAGAATCAGACTTCCCTTGCACATCTTCCTCATTCAATTCAATTCTAACTGGTTCCATGATTGACAATTTCCCCTTTTCTGGTATTTTATATCGGGCGGCACGGCGTTTTCCCTTTTGCCGGTCTGCACTATGTCCAGTAGTCAGACAGCCGCCTAGCCTTTACTCCACATACGCCATCACACACGCCCAAACTATAATGATGACCAAACCGGTAAATGCGTATTCAAGTAATTTCATGGTATCTCCTTACAGACAGCCGCATCTCATTACGGATTATCCGACAACGCAACCAAATCTTCGTAATAAACAACCGCACGAATAACCCCCGCTGTGAAGTTGCCAGCATTAGGCGCAACCGTGATCGTTACCGTTCCCGTGGCGACCTCATAAGCCGGATGAACTGCGTCGAATTTTGTATTTTTTGCAAATGCCTGACCTGAACAAATTGCGGTTGTCGGGGTATTAACATAAGCCGCAGACCAAGAAACGCCAGTGTCCGAGGTAATAGCCGTATCAACCCTTAATTGAATACCGTGTATTCTTGCGCCAGAAGGAACATTGACAGCGATTGAACCCGTTGCCCCCGATAATGCGCCACTGGTTGCTTCCACCAATGTTCTTCTAATGCCCCCGCCTGTGTTTGCTGTGGGACTTTTCTTTATGATGCCACCAGTGATAGAAGTGGCAGTAGTGTCTATAGTCATTCTATTGGCACCACCGGCAGTAAATCCCAAAGAATCTGAACCGACTCTATACATTCCAAGGTTAGAGTTCGATACAAATGAGTAGGTTGCCGCACCATATGACCCAGACTGTCCGAGTACAACGCCACTGGTTGCAAAATTTAAATTGCCAGTCAATGTCAGTCCAGCCAACATAGTTACTAGGCTGTTAAATTTATTCGTTCCGTAAAAATCCCCATTGGAAGTTAAATAATGAAAGTTATTGCTTCCCGCATCCACTACAGATGAAGCGCCCGATGTCCCAACGGAAAACTCACAACCGTAACATGAATTTAATGTTGACGTACCAACCAACTTGACCATGGATTGCGTAATATATGTCGGGTCTATAAATTGTAAGCCAAAAAAATTATTACTCCTCGAATTTGTTAAAGTAATTCCATTCTGATAATGAGCCATTTCAACAAGTGCATAAGCCCATGTATTATTAGTTGCAAATCCAACAGTCCCACTAATTTCCATAGCAGTAAGGCCACCACTATCACTGGACCATGTATTGTTTAGTGCCATTGTATCGTTGGCGTATGTTCTGCCGTAGATGCCACGAACCACTTTTCTAAAGAGATTTCGTTCAATTACAGAACCAAACCCCTGAAATGCCGCATCTTCGCTACTGTCAAAGACAGCAGTCGTCCCACCTAGTACGATTGCATCATTTTGGGATACTTCTCTACCATAGCCACTTCCAATCCAAGTGTTGTCTCGTAGAAACACACTGGTGTTTGTAGTCTGTAAAAACGGTAATGAATCATACCCCCTGTCCTCTATTGATAAATTTTTAATTGTTAAAGAGCCACTTCCTCTTGTATCTATTTTAGCCACTGTTCCGGCATACCGAAGGTCTAATGCTGATGTTGCGGGCGGAGAGATATATCCAAATAAAGTTCCATCCCACGAGCCGCCCTCGCCAGTTAATGTTAATGGCGGTTGTTGCGGTACATTTGCTCCATTGTTCGGAATAGCTAATTGTGAATTGATAAGGTAAGTTCCTTTAGGGAAATATATTGTTCCTCCGCCAGCATCATATACTGTTTGGAGCAATGCCAGCATAGCAGTTGAATCATCAGTGCCGATGTGCATGGTTGCGCCAGTAACGCTATTGACAGCGTTTGCCCCTAAAATAAGAGTGGTGCTATTTGAATATGTTGCCGTTGTGGTAATTGGCTGATAATATAATTGTGCGTTTGTTAGCGTTGCGGTACCACTGCACGTTGCGGTACCATTTGTTAGCGTTGCTTCTGTTATATTGCCACCAAATCCCGTTCCCTGATTTGTAATAATTATTGTAGAATTTGCGGCAATAGTATCTGTTCCTGTTAATTTTACAACTCCCGTTGCGTTGCTTCCATCACCATTAAACGAAGATAGCAAACAAGTTGTATTTGCCGCGCCAGTTATGGTGCCCCCAGATGAATACTTTATGGATTGTATTCCGGCAGTACCCGCCGATAAGGTTACTGTTTTCCCTGCATCTAATGATGTAAAAGAACCAGTCGCAGAAGAAACAGAATTTGACCCTGCGGTTATTACAGCATCGGTCACAGTACGCTCATCACCCTTTAATCCATATGATTTAGCGTTGTAACCAATAACTCCCATTACATTAGCCCCTGTTAAATTCGCCACACCCGTTACGGTAAGGGTGTTCGTTGAGAGGGTGGTAAGACCGGTGATGGAGCCGCCGGAACAAGTTCCGTCTGATTTGAGGTAGCCAGAACACGAGCCGGAAGCGAATTTAGACACTATATTCTGCCAAGTGAACGTGTCCCAAGAAAAAACAGGAACAGCAAAAATTGTTATTAATAGTAATGATAAAATAATTCTTTTTTTCATTTTAATCTCCTTACTGCACGTTCAGTTTAAGCGTTAATACAGTCTCCGCACTGTCTGCTTCAGTTGCTACAATTTTAATGAACGGGAAGAGAGGCGGCGCGAAAACATAGCTTCCCGTTCCAACGGTCACACCCGTAGCGATTGAACCGCCTGCTGTTGGCGCGAAATAAGTTCCGTCTTTCTTGCTACATACAGTGTAAGAAAAGGACAAACTGCCAGCCGTAGTAGTGTATTCAAGGCTAAAGACACCCGCTTGTGCCGAACGCCTTAAATCTATTGCGCTTGATGTTGCTGTACCTTTCTTGTCTATTGCCTCTGCGTTAAATAAAGTGTAAGTTGCTATTGATCTTCTGCTCATATCTTTTCTCCTTTTAACTTTGTCGTCCGAATAATAATGCTTTATTTGCGTCCAATGACGCTCTTGTTACAATTTCAATCGTGACACCGCTTGAAACTAATTCTACGATAGGTATTACTGCCGCTTTGTCAGAATTAAATATAATTCCTAAATCAAGTATTCTATGTCCTGTAGATGGTGCGGATAAGATAGTTGTGGCAGTCGTTCCATTTAAAAAACCCGAAGCCTGACCCGGAACATCGTCCGTGTCGACAAATGAACAGGTAAAGGATGGTTGATAGATTGAGGTAATGTTGATCGTGCAATTAGAACCACCTGCGGCAGAAGTAGCTAAACCCGAAGCAACTGAATATCCTGTACCTTCAGCAGATATAGAATTAAGAGAAGTGATAACCCCGCCCGCAGAAGCGGTGGCCGATATAGTCCCCGAAGCCCCCCCGGCTTGAACAACTGTTAGGGTAACAGTTCCCGGTGTATAACCCGTACCACCTGTGTTTAAGATAGCAGTCTTTATCCCGCCACTGACAGCCGCCGCAGTTTTGGCTTGTATGTAATCATCTTTGCCTAAAACTATCATGCTACATAAACCTCTGTGATTGTGATTGAAGATAATAAGACCCCGCCTAATTTTCTTGCGGCGGCGTTACCGTTGATATACATAGTTCCACTATCAGCACCAAAACGAACTTTAAAAGTTGTAGAACTCGTGGTTGCAGAAGTCATCCAATGTCGCATTACAAGTGTTTCGTGACCATAATAGGAAAACCAGTTGTTAGGTACTGTTATCCCGGCACACAAAGCACCTGCGGTTGAATCCTGAAATATTGCCGCCATTAATGTATTGGCAACTCCGATTGCATTACCCACTTGGAGAACGACATCTATAATTAATTTGCTATCGTTTCTCTTGGGGGTAATGGCTAAAGTAGCCCATTCTTTTCCCTCTGAATTTTGGGGAATAGTATCGTCATAAGGAATGACCGTTGTGGAAGTGTCTAACGCGCCACTTGAGTAATTAACCACCTGAAGAACATGAGGGGTATTGTCAATAACGTAATCCAGAGAAGCGGGGGAAATAGACCTTGAAGCGTCAGTACCCGCAAGAGCCTCGGCATTAGTGGCGATTTCAACCGTACCTGCCGTTGTGGTAGTCGCCGCACCGACTATGCCTGTAATGGCTTCCCTGATACCTTGCTCTGTAACTAATGTAGTGTCGTCACCTGCCGCACCTACGGTAGTAGAGACCAGAAACCCATCTTCCAGTGTGCCGGAATTAGCACCGTTCCATTTGGGTACATAGTGGTCTGTATTCGTAACTGGAGCAACAACGTAAGAAGAGCCGGCATTTAAATTTACGTCTTTGTCGTATTGAGATACATCGTCAGAGTCTTTTACTACTACTCTGTATTGACCTATTCCGTAAACTTCCGCAGAACCGTCAGCATCTAATACGATTGAATAAATGGTAGCCGTAGCCGATATGTCGGTATAAACCGCTTTGGGAGTCGTCCCGCCGATTTCGTAGAAGTAAGCCGTACCACCCGCAAGAGAAGTTTCAGCGTCCCTTAATTGTCCGAAAAGAAATTGAAATGATGTTGCTTCAGCCATAATTCCCCCTATGTTTCAAGGGAGGCCAAAGCGTTCCTTGTGTCCTAATGCGCTAAATTGAGGCAGTTAGAATTTTAGTTTTCTATAAAAATAGACCCCTCTCTGTTGAAAGAAAGTATTCTGTTGTAAGCGTTTGAAGCCCTATCTCTTAGCAACTGCTGTTCTGCCAACGGGAGTTGATATTCTGGTGCTATCCTGTCAGCTAAACACACGCAAATAGGTTCAATCCATTCCGCAGGTACATCTAAAGTTTCCGTGTCGTTCAGCAAATCGTCAATCGGCCTGTAAATAGACAGTATGAGTTTATCCCCGCAGTAATCAGCGCAAGGCCAGACATAAAGTTTTCCGCAGACTAATTGCGGGTCATAATAAGCCTGTACGATTTTACCTTGTGAAGTCTTAGAAGGAAGTGCGGAGTAATCGCTATTGCTTATGAGGTCAATAGGGATTTCCGTTCCGTCCTCTGCGGTTGAATCGTAATATTTTCTTCGGGCATCTTCTATCTTTGCGGGTCTTTGTATCTGACTCGCAAGAGTATGTGAGTAAACCAAATTACCAGAAGCGCAAGCAACCCCAATCGTAGAAGATAAAGTAACATTAAGCCCTGAGATAGTCCCTGTAAACCATTCAATAATTCCATTATCATTTTCAATTCCAATATAATCTCCTGTTGTCATTCCCGTAACTGAAGTCAAAGCGGCGGTTGAGTCACCCACAGCTAAAGCTGAAGTCAAGGTGGTCTGAATACAAGAAGTCGCACAATGAGAAAATCCCGTGTAAGTCCGAGGAGCGATATTGTAAACCGCCTGTCCCTCATTCAAGAAAAGTGTAGCGTCTTGTTTAAGCCACAACAGCCCGTCCATTTGCCAAGCCTTTAACATGGCATTACAGGCGAACCTAGCGTCAATAAGTTGCTCTGGTCGGGGATTGCCCGTAGCCGGATAAGCGTGAACTAATCTTAAAGACCGTTTTAACAACTGATCTCTGGTCGGATTCCAAGTCTGTACGTTTGATGTGGTCATTGGTTAACCTCATTTTGTTGTTCTTCTGGATTCATCTTGTGATAAATCGTATTAGCTAAAGCATTCGCCATAGCATTTGCTTTTGTACCGTGTCCGGATTTCTTAAACATCAAGGCTAACTGTGATTGCATATACGGGGATTTTAAAAATCTCCACATTACAACCGCCTCTGTTGCCTTGGTTACATTACCCGTAGCACCACCAACTATTGAACCAGCCATGCCAGCCGAAAGGCTAAACCAATCCCAATTCCCCGTTCGATTGACTGCCCGTTCAAGTGCCGTTTCCAAAGTTTTGAGTTCGCCGTATTTTAAATTAACACCGGCTATTTCAGGTATCTCTTTGACAATTCTGTCCTTTAATCCCCTGACGATGGCTTTTGTTGTTTCTTCACTTGCCGTTGATAGTTTACCATATGATTTTTTAAGGAAAGCGTTTGTATTCTGCTTAATGGCCTGTGCCTGGTCAACCGTGATAACATCACCATATTGTTTTTTGAAATTATTAACTACAATGTCAATTTGCTTGCCTAATTTATCTCCATTAACAGTATTAATAAATCTTCCCTTTAGGTCGTTAATGGGAAGAAGAACATCATCGATTTTTATTGGAGCATTAGGGTTTTTAGCAACAACCGAATCCATTTGATTTTCTAAATCTGTCAGCATATCCTTAGTTCGCGCTAACCCGTTTTTGGTAATGGGTATCTTTTCCCTAAGCATTGTGTTGATTGCCGTGTTTCTTACTTTTTCTTTAACTGACGGTGGAACTTTTAATGATTTTTCAGCTAAGGTGAAAGCCGTTTTATCCATAATGCCCGTACCTTTGGGGGTCACGCCGACATTAGCCGCTTCAGGCGATAATATTCTTTTCACGCCCGGTATCTTGCTTATTACCTTTCCTACTCCGGCCTGTGCCGCACCGAAAGCAACATCTTTACCAATCCCCCCTGCCGATGCGTCAACGTCCTCGCCTAATAAAACATTGGCAAGGCGTTTACTGCCAGCAAAACCAACTCCCCCTCCCACATAAGAAGCACCGGGAACTGGTACTAATGCGCCTACCGCCTCGCCTGCCGTTGTTCCAGCAGTTTCAATTCCCGTTCTCAATAGTTCCCGTCCTGCACCGTACACCCCGTAAAGGTTAGGATTTTTTCTGCCCCATTCAGGTACTTGATCTGTAGGTATAGTGGCTGGTTTTCCATTTTGAACTGTGTCAAAAATATCTTCATTTCCCGCCTTGTCAAAAATATCTGCCATTAGAAACTCCACCCATCTTCTTTTGCAAGTTTACGGGCTTTTCCCTTGTCCCCGTTTGCGGCCTTTAAATAATTTTTCGCCATATCAGTATCGGTAAGTTTCGCCCCCTGTGTCGGCGCTTTTTTAACTTTAACCTCAAAAAATGGTTGTGGGCTGTTTGGTGCGTTGATAATACTATCAACATCGTACCCCTGCGATTTATAAACCCTTGTCTTTTCCTTCATGAGAATATCAACCTGTTCTTCAAACCTGCTCATTCTGGCCTTGAAGTTTTTAGCAGGTAATTCGGCGGTAGGAAGAAACTTAACAAGTCTTGCGTATTCCTGTTCGTTGATTTGCGCTCCCGATCTGGCACGAAGCAAAGCGTCTTTTGTATCGTTGACGAATGAGTAAAATTTAACCTGATTTTCGGGAAGATTTTTCCAGTTTTCGGCTATGCTATAAAACCTTCCGGCAACGGGGCCGACATAGTCCTCTTTGAACAGGTTTTTTGCCCTGATTATGCTCTCCCTTAAACCAGAGTAAGCTCCGAGTTCTTTTTCTGCTCCGTCTGGCAACGGTTTAGATGGATTACCTTCTGGGTTAGGTCTAAACTCACCCGCCTTATCACCCCTCGCCTTAAAGGGGACAATGCCGGTAGAGGTCGGAACTGCCGTGTAAATATCTGGTGTTTTAGACTTAGCGTACTCTGCGGCGGCTTTTTGTATTTTAACAGAACCTTCAGGGGTAGCGTAATACTCAAGGGCTTTCTTTCTTACTTCCGAATCAGTGTAATATCCGGGGAACATACCGCCTAGAATAGTATCTAATTCATTTGCGACATTTACCTCTTTAGGTTTATCGCTGGTCAATTTAGTAACCTTGCTTTCCCTGTCAATAGCAAGTCCCATGTTCTTTATTCCCATGATACCCGCAGTAGCACCTGAAAAATCAATATTGTCCAGATCGCTATCAGAAGCACCATATTTACTCTTTAATATTTGCTTGGCTGTTTCTTGATTCCCCTTTGCTTCGTCATACGCTTGCCATACAATAGGGTTGACTTTTTGAAACTCTTTCATTTTTACAGCAAAGTCTAAAGCATACTTGTTGTTCTCAAGATCAAAGTGCTTATTTTTCATATCCATTTCTTTTTGTGCAAGGGCGTTTTTATCCCTTGCGTTCCAAGCGTCAGATAATATTTCAGCACTTCTATCTGGTGTGATTTGTATCATATTACCACCCCATTCCTGTCGCTTCGTTTACAACCGGTTCATACCCACTACCACTTCCCGTTCCAGAATTTCTTATGAAATATGACCCTGTATTAGCCATTGCATTATTCAAACTGTTTGAGGCGTTCTGATAAATGCTTGCCATGTTGTTACCCTGATTCGTGTAAATCTGGCCTAATGAATTAGCGTTCTGTCCAGACTGATTTCCGTAATTCATTCCTGACTGATTCATTGAACTAGCCGCACCCGTACCTAATTTAAGGGAGTCAACCAATCTTGCGTAGGAGTTTTGCCAATCCCTAGCGGCCACACCCGCACTTAATTCTGAAAGTCTGTTTGCGGCTGTACCACCACCTAAAAGACCCCTTGCGGCTAACTGGCGATTCATGGTCTTAGTGCCTTGCTGAAGTTCGTACTGCGCGGCGGGGGATTGTTTCATATCGTAACCGCCCTTCAGCATTTTAGCGTAATCTTCTAATGAAGAAATACCCTGCTGGTAGAACGGTTCTTGACGGGCAACACCTTCATCATAAATTTTCTTTTGAATGTCTGCGGCGTACTTTATCGCTTCAGCAGATTTATCAGCCGCATTTTCCGTTGCCTGACCCTGTAAATAAGCAGTTTGTCCAAACTCTGAACTCATAATCTCCCCCTATATCCGTTCCTCAATAATCAAATGAGTAAATTCCTGTCCTTTGTTCAGTAAGACTTTAGAGTGTTCCTTTGTTACTTTGCGGACAACTTTTTTTACTCCAAGCTTATGACCAGTATCTAAATATTGAAGGTGCAACTTTTTGCCTATGTCTGTTTTGCGTAGCTCAGGTTTGACGTAGAAGTTAATTCCGGTAATCACCTTATCTCCCGTCAGTTCATCGTAATCCCAATAACCGGACACAAACCCGACAATCTGCCCGTTTAATTCGGCAACGTATAAATGATTGTTTGCGTGTTTGATAAATTCGCACATCTTCGCAGTCCATATTTCTTTTTGAGGCGTACAGTCCGGCATTTCTTCTTTTGCCATGTTAATCCACAAATCAGCACACTTCGGTATGTCGCATTGAAAAGCCCTTCGGATATTGAACTTACGTTTCTCAATTCCCTCATTGATAATAGCCGAAGTGACAAAATTATTTACCGTCCCGTCATTGGCTTTCCAGTAGGGAGCGCAATCAATGTCCCACAAATCAATATTGTTTACGTCATACCAAGACACGACTTTAATATCTAAACCGTCATGCCATAATTGAGCGTAGGACACTTTCTGATTCACCGGCTGAAATTCCGTTTCGTCTAAAGTGAAAAGATATTTTATAACATCAGATACGAATAATTTGTTATCAGCCTTTCCCTCGACACCCAAATTGGAAGCAACTTTAATTCTGAAATTGTCTATCGTGCCGACATACGCCCTGAATATTTCTATGGCCTCGTCAATCTGTTTCAGGTCATCAATGACGTAAAAGCAAGTCCATATCTTCACGCCTTTCTTTTTACAAAGTTCCAGAAATTCCAAATCTTTCCCTTCTGATTCTTTGTGAAATGAAAGACTGATGTTGTGTATTCCGTTTTCCTCTGAAAGCAGGGGAACAATTTCATCAAAGTACTTCTCGTCACATAACTTTATCCCGTTGGTTAAGAGATTGACCTCGCCCAAAGTTTTTAGCTTGAGGATAATCTCTTTTAAATCCTTGTGTCTAGTAGGCTCTCCACCGGTCAGAATGAAGGGAACAAGATGTTTGTTATCAAGTGCCTCTTGATAAATGTCCTCAATAGTCCGCTCGATTCCGTTGTTGTCGTGATAGCAATATTTACATTTAATATTGCATCTTGAAGTTACGTCTATCAGATACCCATTGTATATTTCTTTGGATTGAGCCAACTTAAACCATTCGGGGTCACGTTCCACCATTGAAGTAAACTCACCGTGGACAGGACATTTCTTCGTCATCATCACATTCTGGTCAATGTAAATATTAGCCGGTATTCTCGAATAACAAACTGGACACAAACTTTCAGTTAGCAATTAATCCACCTTAAATATCGCTTTGATGTTCCTATTACTGTCTGTTCTATTGTCGTACTGGAACTTCCGTAATTCTTGGTTACGTTTGTTACTTCTGCCTCTACCGAACTGCTAGAACTTGACGTTGTTGTTTTTAAATGCCTGTAAAGGTCATCAAACCAACGGCTCAACTCCCTTTGGTCAAAACCTTCTCCTTTTTGTCGTGGCGGTTGTCCGATCATAGAATCTCCTGCACATTCACTAACGCCATATCCACTTCATCGGAAAGCCTGAACTCATACTGTCTTGCCCGATAACTTCCCATTCTTGATAAGTGGATTATGAAATCCCCGAAGTATTTCGGGTCAAGTTCCAACTCGATAAAGTCCGACCAGATAGGATAACCGTCATCACGCCACCTAAAAAGCATTTGAGGAGAATCCACGCCGTTATCAACAAAGGTCTTTATCTTGATGAACAGGTCTTTTGAGAATTTAATCTTGGAAGTGTCACCCCAATCTATCCAACCCGTCCTGCGATAAGAAACCATGTCATTACCAGCGTCATCAAAAACCTTTCTTGATAATTCGTAAATCTTTCCGTCAACTCTCGACATGATTAAGTGCTTATTCCATCGTTTAACAAAACAGGAATGTTGCCCTAAAAATCTTTCATGCTTTCCCTTGACTGCGTTGTAATAAGACCACCTTAACCAAATATCGTTCTTGTAGTCATACGCCCAAGTCTGGTCTGCTGAGGGGAAGTTTAAAAGGTAAATCGCAATTCCACCCACACAAATTATATCCCCGATTGCATCTGAAACCGTGTCCATTTCAGCAAGGACGTTTGCTATCGGTTCGGAAATAACTACGGGTGAACGACCTTGAAGTTTAACTACGACTCGCTTCTTATCCACGACACATAAGGCGAATATAGTATTGTCTATTTTCTGAGCTGAATAAACAGCTTCCAGCCCTGCCTCGCCTGCCGCCCCTGGGACGTTCACAAATGGCGTAGAACCGTCATCCTGAAACACCTGAAGCCCTTGTGTGCCCCATGCGTAAATCTCTTGCCATGCCGTGAATAAAGCCGTTAATTTGTCGCCTTTATAGTCACAGGTAACGGGATTGTCCGTTGAACCCCAATAATTGTTTTCGATTGAAGATGTAAAAGGATTGGTATCTGTAAAGTCAAACCTGTTAGTATCAACTTCATTGGCTATGAATCTTGAATTTATCCAAGCAACATGAGTCGCGTCTGGTGTATTGGTATCTAACGGTGTGCTTAAAGTTGGTTCTGCATCGGAAGAAACCGTACTTGATGTAATCGAAGCAAGAACAACATCACCGTAGGCCGTTCCTGTGGAGTTTGTGGCATAAGCCCTTACATTATAATTCACTCCCGAACTAAGACCTGTTATTTCTTTTGTATAAGCTCCCGTTGACGAATACGTGCCGGTATCGTATGCTACGGAATCGGAAGTAGTGGGAGTGCCTAATACTGATTTCTTATAACAAAAACCTCTCACGGTAACATCGGAAGTTCCTAAATCCGTGATATTGCCGTTGCCTGTAAAAGAAGAAGTCGTTACTTCACTTACCGCTTGTGTCGTGACAATCGGAATATTAGCGGCGGCGGTAGTGAGTTGAATCGTTGTTCCATAAGCGGTATCAACTGAATTGGTTGCGTAGGCTCTAACTCTGTATCCCGTTCCTGCCGAAAGTCCCGTAATGTCTTTTGTATAAGACCCGGTTGAGTAATCACCGTCATTGTGAACTTCGCTGTCTGCCGTTGTCGGGTCACCCGTTGTACCGGCTTTATAGCAAAACCCTCTTATTGTCGGATTAGCACCGCCTGTCGTTACGATTGTTCCGTTTGCGGTACATGAGGTCTGAACAACAACTGTGCAATCTTCTGTAGTAAGTGTAGGTGCATCAGCACTGGTTGTGACCTGAACTGTTGTTCCGTAAGACGTCCCCATTGTATTTACCGCATAAGCCCGTACCCTGTACCCCGTACCTGCGGTAAGCCCTGTAATAGATTTAGTGTATGCACCGGTTGAGTAATCACCGTCATCGTAAGCAACTGAATCAAAATCGAAAGGGTCACCTACCGTTCCAACTTTATAACAAAACCCCCTACGTGTGCAATTTATACCACCAGTAGTAACAATAATCCCATTACCGGTGAATCCAGTGATGGAAACACCCGAACCTGCCTCGGTAGTGACAGTGGGAGCAACTAAAGACCAAATAACATCACTGTCCGCAAAGATTACGTCACCATCTACGAAAATGACATCCTGCATTTAAACTTGCACCTCGGTTATGGTTATAGATGAATAGCAAACCCCGCCAAAAGCACGAGTATTCGTAGTATAAGAATTTATGTAATACGTCTGACCACCGGAAGTGCCAAATCTTACATTGAACGTAGTTGAAGATGTTGTTCCTGCCGCCATGTAATAAGTCATTGTCATTTCTGATGGTACATAACTGATTGTTGTTCTTGCATCCAAAGCGTTTGATGTAGAGTCTTGAAATAGAGCTATGCTATTGGTGTTGCTGGCCGACTGAAACTGAACGCTGACATCTATCCGTAGTTTGTTGGTGGCTAATTTGGGAGTAATGCTTACGGTTAAAATCTGGTCGCCTTCTGTTTTTTGGGGTATCGTGTCATCAACCGGTATTGTACCCGAACCTGAAACTTTATCGCTTCTCTGATAATTAACAACTTGGACAACCGAACCGGCAGGAACTAGAGAAGGTCTTTGCAATATCCATCGTTTTGTTCCTGCGTTTGCTGTGGGAGCAATGATATTAACTCCATCTGCTGTAGCACCAGAAGAAGCGTTAAGAGCATACACTCTGAAAATTCCAGTGGACAAAACAGAACCTACGGCTTGATCTTTATCTGACAATAATGCACCATCTATATAATCAAGACATCCAGTGGTTCCTCCTGTTAACGCTATAAAACCATAAAACGATGTACTCATTTTCTATCCCCTTATTCCACAACCTTCAAATAAGTTAAATTACCACTTGCCATATATAACCACGGATTACCCGCCGTGTCCTGACCGTCATCAAATATAACCGGTGTTCCAGAAATAGGATAATCCCTTGATGCTAATTTTGCTTTCCACGAAAAAACTAAAATCATTCGTGAAGTATTTGTGGGAGTAATAACCAAACCCTCGGTAGAAATAGTTCTTACTGTGTCAACAATCGTATCAACTCCCGTTATCATAGAACCTGTCGTGCCACCCAAAGTATAAGTAGCTGACCCTGAAGTGACGTAGGGTTTAATTGTCACCTCGTAATCAACTCCCTTTAATGTTGTATTTACAGCAACCGGCGTACATTGCCCCGTCCCGTCTGAAATCTTAGCCAAAGCACCATTTTCAAACGGATAGGTCGTTTCAAACGTGGTTGCATTATATTCTGATTTATAAGTTGAATAAGCAATCGGCGGGGTGTCGTCTGATTCGTTTTTCAAAGGACTCTGCCACCCAACGCCTATGTTCCAATTTTCGTGATTAGCACCGGAATATCTAGGTGACTCATCTTCGCCAAGTCCAGTTAATTCAGCCTTACTCCCATCTTCGTAAATAACAAAGACTCTCCCACCTGACACAGCTATAACCTTGTCAGCGGCCTCCCAATCGTATATTCCATCACCGGGCATATCCGTACCCAAGTCAATAAACTGTGTCATCCCCGGTCGTCTGCGAGTGATAAACCCCTCGCCCGGAACAGGCTCAAGATAGCAGTCCATCATGTCGTCAGTAGCAATACCTTCTGCTATTGAGTCGGTGTTATAATATGGTTTACTGTTTAAGGACGCTATCTTCATAGCAAGTCTGGATTCCTTTCTGCCACGGGCATAAATTTATCTTCGCCCTCCGGCCTGGTAAACGGCAATGTCCTCGGCTTAGAGGGCTTATTCGGTGTTTCGTATAAAGGTCTTGCTTCCCAACAATCACTACACGCATAAAGACCGTTCCACATTCTGCGTAACTCCGAACCCTTAAACTGAAGGGAACAGAGGTCGCAAATTGCGTTATAATCATGCGGAATGTAGTTGTCGTTTTTTAACATTTTAAGTGGGGTTAGTTTTCGTCCAACCCCAAAAGACGTTTTGGTTAGTTAAGCTGATTATTGACTTCTTGAAATGCACCCGAAATCTGAAGTTGAGCTACTTTTCCGTCAGAAATCTTGCGTTGTTTTTCAGCTATTTCGGCCTGAAGAACTTTGATACATTCTCCAAGATAATCGAACTGGCTCTGTAACTCCGCTTTTCTGGCTTCAAGTTTCTCTTTCAATTTTTCTGTCATTCTCTAATCTCCTTTTTATTTATTAACTGGCTGTCGTAAGGGTAATGCCACCCGTTGCATTACAGAAGCCATACGCAAACCAGTTTGTTCCGTTACAATAGAGTTCAACCCTATCACCCACAACCGAGGTTCCACCAACAAAACTGATAGTGTCACAACCAGACGTTTCGGAATCTTCGTCAGTACCGGCGTTGCAATAAACCTGTCCAAGAATAACATTCGCGCTAGAGTCTGTTGTGATTGTGTAATCAGCACCGGAGGGCGCGCCGGTTACGATGAACGTATAATGCAGACCTGCCGCCACCGCAGGAAGCGTAGAGGCAAATTCCGTAGCATCGTTCAAGAAGTACACCGTACCGGATTCGTTAGAGGCAATAACATTAGCCGCCGCAACTGTTTCGGTCTTATCCCTGTAAGTAATCGTGGAAGAAAACGTACAGGCACCGGTTACGGTAAGTGTTTCATCAAAAACAACATTACCATCGTCAACTTTGATAGCTTCTACATTCGTGCCGGAAGCACTGATATAGAGGGCATTGTTTCCGACCTGACCCGCACCCGTTCTCTGGATAATCTCAACGATGTTTCCGTCAGCGTTGGCAAGGTTAGAAGTCGAATCAATCCTGACAACCGTACCGCCCTGAACCAAGTTGCCCGTATGGGCGATATTGATTGCAGAACCCTTGTTGTCAACACCGGTAGCCGCAGAAGCTATATCCAAAGCAATACCCGCTACGTTTGTACCCATATTCAAATCAATGGCGTTTCCGGTAGCCGCCGCCGAAGCGTAGGTGATATCCAAACAGTTTCCTGCATAGACACCGGAGAAGTCGATATCGAATGTATGGGAATTTCCCGTAGATGAATCAACGACCTTAATCAGATCGTCAGTCCTTGCACCTGCCGCCGTAATCACTAAAGCGGAAGCCGCAACAGCATCAGCCGTGACGATGTTGATTGCGTCATTGGTAGCCGCCGCACTGTAAGTAATGTCTAATACAGCCGCCGTTGTCGCTATACCACTTACATCAATGTCAATGACACCACCGGAAGAAGTACCGGTATCAGCAATGTGAATAGAAGGTGCTGTATTAGTACCCGTTCCTCTGGCAATGTAAAGAGGCTTAGCACCGACAGTCGTATCGCCGGTAGAAATATCAATGACATTTCCTGTGTAGGCCGCAGTCAGATTAATATCAAAGATATGAGCATTGCCCGTTGAACTATCATCAATCTTGATTAAGTCATCAGTTCTTGAACCTGCTCCCGTGATAGCCAAAGCAGAACCGGCAACATTGGTTCCCATTGTGATACCAAGAGCATCACCATCGGAAGCCGCCGTGTCGTAGGTCAACTGAATCATGTTAGAGTTCAGAATCGCACTCTGGGTAATCAAGATGATGTGGTCGTCAGTACCGGCATCAGTCCCCGCACCCACAATGTTGATAACCGGAGCAGTTCTAGCCCCTGCCGTGGTGATCTGCAAAGCATTACCGGCAAGATTTGTTCCGGTGGTAATAGCGATAGCGTCACCCGTTGCCGCCGCAGTTGCATAGGTAATGTCAATAACGTTTCCTGTGTGAACAGCATCAACGTCTATATCAATGATATTGCCCGAACCTGTATTAGTAGCGTCAATATTCAAAGCCTGAACATTACCGTCACCGTCAAACTTAATATCAATAGCGGGAACGGTTCTTGTTGCCGCACCACAGTCAATGTAGAGAGCCTTGGAAGCGACACCTGCATTAAGGTCAATGTCAATGATATTCCCTGTTACTGCCGCACCGATGTCAATGTCCACGATGTTCCCCGAAGATACGCCGGTAACAGCTATGTCAATCAAATCCGAAGAACCCGTACAGTCGGTAGCAACTTCAATCATGGGCTGTGTGCGGATACCAGAACCCTCAACGTGAATAGCTGTCATAGCTACGGCGTTGTCCATGTTGGCATTGAAAACATTCCCCGTTGCCGCCGCAGACGAAGCAAAATCAAATACGTTTCCGGTGTAAATGCCGGTCAAGTCTACGTCTATGATATGAGCCGAACCCGTAGAGCCATCGTCAATATTCAGAACGGGGCCAGTCATAACGCCAGTACCCCTTGTGACCAGAATACCGCTGGTATCAAGCGAGCAACCGTTTCCGTATGTTAAAGAAATCATCGAACCGGCAGGAGAGCCAGCGTAGGAACTGGTGATGTCAATCGCCGTAGAAGCACCCGCACCACTCTTGTCAATGTCAATAACAGAATGTGTTCCCGTAGAGTCATCTTTAACTTTAATGTCTGCACCGGTTCTCGCACCGCCTCCGTCATCAATGTATATACCACCGGCGGCAACGCCCAAGTTCATGTCGATATTTAAAGCGATACCCGTCAGGACAGCGTCAACGGACAAATCAAGCATATTGCCTGATTTAGCCCCGCTCTGCACAAAACTCATTGAATCCAATGCACCCGTAGTAGCGTCAGTAAAAACAATCGCACCTTCATCAAGTGTGACCAAGCGACCATTGGAATAAACACCGTCCAAATCGCCAACGCCCGTACCACTTCCACCACCGGAATAACTCGCAGTAATAGACTTTTCAGTTCCGTTGTACGACCAATGCAGACCGTCCGACTCCATCCAGAAACCGCCGAAGTTAGTTAATCCAGCACCTACATAGGTCGAATAATTTTCCGATTCCGTAGCAGTAGGCTCGGAAGTCAAAATTCCCAAAACAAGACCGGCTTTAGCTCTGATTCCACCGGCTTTATTTGTTGATCTCATTTATATTCTCCTCGGATAGAATTTCACTACCCTTCCCATTAAAGGGATTATAAAGGGGTGAGTTTCCCCACCCCTTGTTAAATCTTAAACACCAGCCGAACCGATAATTCCGCGTTTGTCGGTGCAACCAAAACTTACTCTGAAGGAAGCCTTGAACTTCGCATTGGCTGTATCGAAGTCATTGTCAGCCCCAAAAGAAGTAGGCTTGCGGTCTTTCATCTTCATTCCGTCCGGGCAGTTTGTCCGTGCGAAATAAGCGTCAGCGTCAGTCAGGTAATGATTGACTTTCACGCCGCCGGGGAAAGCACCCATATCTCTAAGGGCGTTGGCATCGTTGTCACCCGTACCACTCCGCAGAACGGATTTAAGAATACGATGTGCCTCAAACTCATTTGAAGGTGTCACAATCAAAGAATCGAGTTTGATTGCAATCTTGTTTCCACGGTCATCAGTCCAAGAACTAATGTCAACATACATCTGCTCCAGAGCCGCTTCGCTCAAGTCAGAACTGATTGAAAGGACATTAGACCACGTTCCACCGCCGAACAGAGGATTGGAAGCGTAGCAAAGACGCTGACCATCACCGAAAGTATAAGACGCATTGAAAGCCCTGTTGTAAACATTAGCCGCCAATGTTTCATAGGTCTGGCGCATCGCAAAAGCCAAAGCCCTCGCTTCACGTTTGCCCAAAACGGTGATGTCGTACTGGTTGTCATCAATCGCTTCTTCAGTGATGATGTAGCCCTTGGTGTATTTCTTGTGGATATAACGAGAGGTGTAGGTCTGACGGGCTTCATCGTAAGACACGTTTTCACCCTGACCGGTTTCCTGCGCTAACCCGAAACCCATGATACCGGTTTCTTCGTCATACGCTCTGGTGCTTTTTTCGATTGCAAAAAGTGCGGGGTATTCCGCTTTCCACTCGTTGTAAACTTCGTTGTACCATTTCACCTGCAAAGGAACTAATGAGGCAGGGAAATTTCCTGTATTGATTATAGCCATAGTTCATTCCCTCCCTTATTCAATTCCCAATGCGCCGTTGGCGTACTGGTTCAGATTCATTTTCACTAAGAAACGACAGTATGCACCCATCTCATTACTGGGGTCGGGTGACATACCAACAATCAGAACGCTTGCCGAGGCCGATTCTGACGGAGAGGTGATAACGGCATTACTCAATCCGGTAGTAGTAGAACCGGTAGAAACGGTAATTGCCGCATTGGTTCCGATGTCGTCAGAAGTCCAGACGGTAGAATCGCCCTGCACTTCATAAAGGTCCATCGGGTCAACATCAACAAACACATACTGCGCTGTTGAAGAGGTGTGATAACGAAGCGTAGGACTTGCGGGAAGTATCTCAAAACCGACAACCACGCCAAGAACAACACTTCCATTAGCCGCTTTAACAACGGCGGGACGGGGCATATCATCAGCATTGACCTGACCATAAGTCCCCTCTGTCATAACGGTGTCACCGACATAAAATGCGGTGGAGTCGTTTGTATAAAATTTCTGGATTGCGCCGCTAATAGGCGAACCAGAAAGACTGCCTACTTTACGGAATCCAAAAGGCCGATTTGTATTAGCCATTTTAATCTCCTTAAATTTTTAAGGAGAGAAACGGATTATAATTTTTCAGTTACTAATCCTTCGCCGTATTCCTTAATGGTCTCCGAGCCCGAAGCCAACGCTTCTTTCGCTGATTTTTTAGGTGACTTGATAGCCTGTTCAGAATCATCAACCAGTTTAGTTTTCGCTTTCTGATCTTCTTCGTACCATTCGTTTTTAATCCGCATCAGGTAGCCGGTAGTTCCATTTCCAACGGGCATTGAAACTCGCTTGCCGACTTTCTTTGCCGTTCCTACAATGGGGTCGCCTAAGTTTCTGTCTGATTCGACAAATTCATAACCACCTTCTACTGCTTTCTGAAGTCGTCCATCTTTGTCATTGATTAAATGATAGTGGAATCCATCTTCAGTTCTGAATGATATTCTGTTTCTCTGGCTAAGAGGAGTACGCTTTCTCTCACTTCTGTCCGGTCTTTCATTCTTCAATGTTTCGTCTGCCATTATTCTAATGCTCCTTGTGCCTCTAATTGTTTAACGTATTCTGTCATGTCGGGATAAACGCCGTGTTTCTTACACTGGTCATAAACCATGCGCTGTTCATCAGTTTTCAGTCTGTCCCGACCATACCCCTTGACTTTTGTTTTCCCCTCGCTAGAAGGTGTCTCTACTGGTGAAGCTGACTCCTGACGAGCCGTGTTACTCTTAAATTCATCTGGAAATCTTAGTTTTACTGCTTTCTCCGTTTCTTCCAAAACTTCCGACAAAGAGGCTTCCTGATTGTCGGCGGCATAAGCCTTGTTGAAAGAAAGAGCGAATTTCTGTAATTTAGGGTTTTCGTCAAACCACTTGTTCTTAGATACCCATTCCTTGATTTCCGGTTTAATCTCTACTTGTGCCGGAACGTCTTTTTTAATCTGTTTTTGTGCCTCTATCTGTTCGTCAATCTTTTCGACCTTCGCAACATCGCCTACTTCGATTGCTTCTTTCTTTTGAGCTTTTAAATCGTCAATAGCCTTTTTAACTGCTACGTCCTTTGCCTCTTTAAATTGTTCGGTCATCGTCCTGACAAGCTGTTTCATTTCAGAAAGGCTTGCGTGTGTTTCTTTTACTTCGGACTTCAGACCTTTAATCTTTTCAAAAAGCGGTTCACGTTTTACAAACTCTTCCGCACCTATCCACGCTTCACCTGAAAAATCGTCTTTCGGTTTCCACCCTTTAGACTTCGCAATCTTTTCATAATCTACTTTTTCAGGTTCTTTTTTCTCTACGGTTTCCTCTTTGTCTGTGTTGCTGTTATCTTCCATGTCTATTTTTCCTCCTCACCACTAATGGCGCACATTTCTTCAAAAGAATGATCGCTATCATTATCGAGAAATCTTACAATAGTATCTATGTTATGTTTTTCCAGTGTAATGACATTATCATCCTGTTGTATTTCAATGCACAACACAGGAACTATTTTCCTTCCGTAATTATCGAAAACTTTACTTTTTTTCGTAATCCTGGTAATTTGAGAGCACCTGACATCACTATATTTTACTTCCTCTGTCATTACTCTTCTCCCTTCTCTAAGGTTGCGCACACGTCTTCGTCGTTCAATAAAATGAACTGTTCTTTGGAATCGGGATCTGTGATTTTCCACCCGCCGTTTCTGGCATAGAAAACCCTCTGACCAACTTCAGCCCACGGCTCGCCTTTGTCAAAAGCTAACCAAGCTGTTTTGCCTATCGCTACGATAGTGCCAATAACCTGCTCGTTCTGTCTGCGTTCTTTTGTTTCAACTGCTAAAAAAATACTCCCAATTTTTTCATCTACTGTGTCGGCCTTAACTAAAACTCTGTGACCACTCGGTACAATCATCTATTCCTCCTATGAGTTATCTTCTTCACACTCCACTTGGATTTCCAGAAGCAAGTTCATTGCGGAGATTCTGCCCAATGCTTCTGCTGTCGCTAATGCTGTCTGCTCCATCGAGAGCCGATTGTAAGTCGAACCCCTCGCCAGACTGTCCTTGTTCCACTCCCTGACTTCCCTTAGGAACTTGAACACTTTCACCGTTGTCGGGTGGAGCTTCCATTCTTCCAGTTCCTCCGGTGGTATCACCGCCGTTATTTCGTTCTGCATTCTTCGCTCCTATCTCTTTTTTTCTAAGTTCAAACTCTGTTTCTTGTTTCAATCTGTCTGATATTAATTTGTATGACTCTATGTTGATTCCCTTCTCTACCGCTTCGGCCTCTGCTATTGTTTTAAGTGTTTGTGCTTTCGTTAAATTAATATCCTCTATAATCTTTTCAACTCTCGCTTCCATTTCCACCTGCTCACGCAAATCTTTGTTGTGAGCGTGTTCGGACTGTTCTTGCATCTGAATAACTTGTGCCTGAACTTGAACCATCTTCGGGTCGGGCGGTGGTGACTGAAGTGCTGATTGAACTTCATTTGCGGGTAAAAGTTTATCCATGTTCGGAACGCCGATAGCTTCAAGGTAGTATCTGTAACCTTCAATTCTTCCTGATGGACACGGATTGAATTGCGAACTATCAAGAACTGCTCTTGCTCTGGCTAATCTCTGCGCTTCAGAGGATATTGTTGGGTCGGCGGTGGGAACTATGTCTAAATCATCTAGGTCGTAGTCTTTCTGGAATACAGCCTGTGTATCATCTAGGACTCTGATATACTCAACTTCGTCCATGTAAAGACGATTCAAGCGGTAAATCTTTTTGTATTCGGATTTAAGGGAGCGATAGACTCTCTTGTAAATCGAACTAAAGACTTTCATGCCCTGTTCAATCATGGCAAGAACGGTTGTAGCAGGGGTGTTCTGTCCGGGCATTTCACCGGTCATTGTTTCGGAAACAGACGAAAGAGTTTTCCCTGTTTCGATTAACAGACCCAAAAGCTGGAACAAAACCGTAGAAGGTTCGTTAGTCGGAAGATGAACAATACCGTCTTTAAGAACAGCTCCGGGGCAGTCAACTACCTTCCATTCATTCGGTTCAAAGGTGAGCTTACCACCCTTGATTCTTATGCCCTGTGCTATAAATCCATTATTGGTATTCGCCCTATGACCCGCGTCAAGAAGCTGATTTATGACCGTAGAAATAGACTCGTTAATCGGGCCAAGCAAATGAGAAAAACCTAACTTGTAGAATCCACTGCCGGGGTCAGGTAAGAATCCGTAATCGGTGTAATACTGAACAGGGATTATTCTCTTAATCTTTCCCTTGTCGTTTAACTCTATTCCCTCTTCGTCATATCTTGCGGTGATACGGGCAAGTTTTCTCTGTTCTTTGTGGACGGTGACAATGTACGGTTCATCGTAACCGTCCTCGTCTAAGTCCAGCCAAGTATGCTGTTCAAGAAATAATTCAGATTTGTTTTCGTCATCGTTGGTGTCCATGACTTCGGAAACTTTTTCAAGATACATTCCGTCACGTTCGCGCTCGATAACGTCATTTTTATAAAGATATATTTTTTCCGTTGCCCGTCTTGCACTATCCAAATCTTTAATGCTCTGATTGACAACGAAATCCAACGCCTGTATTCCAAGGCTTCTGTTTCGTTTTAAAAGCGGGTCGTAAAATGATTTTCTGAAGTGCATACCGACACAAGGAAGTGATGTAAGCAGTTGGTCGGTGTCCGATTCCCATTCGGTCATTTGTTCAAGGTGCTGGAAACTCATGTGTTGAGAAACACGTTTAGCCCTTGCTTCTTTTTCGGGAGTTACCTTGCCGACTATTTGAGCTTTGATGATGTCGCTTCCCTGAATAATCTGCGGATAAACTCTGGCGGCAAAGTTAATCGCTGAAATGGCAATTAACGGATATTTGACATTGGCGGCATTTTTAAAGGGGTAGTTCTTTGTTTCTGTGACCTGACGGGCGATTTTAAGCCCCTCTTCGGCTTTCTTTTCCCATTCAGCACGAGAGGCTAAATCTATTTCGTAACCACGAACAACCTTTTCGGCAATCTTGTTGCGTAAATCTTCATCAAGGTCGCTGGCTATGTTTTTATTGGATATATTTTTTTTGAGCCACGCTATGTCTTTCAAATAAAAAGCCTCCCCGTTTTCAGAGGAGGCCATTAAGACGTTCACTGACTAAATCTACCGTTCAATTAAGGAGGGTGGATTAAATTTATTTCTTGTTAAACAACTTACAAAAATAATCAAAAAATATTTTAGCTGATTCTTCAGCATTACCGTCAAATTTCATAATGCCATCATCCCAACAAAGAGTGCCAATGGTATTATTATCTTTTGTAAAAACAATATTATTATATATGGGTGTGGCTGAGATACATTGCACCGCATATTTTTCATCAAACGTACCAAAGTTTTCTTCACTCATACTTCTTCTCCTTTGAGAACTTTCTCTAATAAACTTACCGTAAACTTTAAGCCACGAATCAACGCCTTTATTAACTGTTTGGTTTCGTTACTCATCAATACCCCGCTACGGCTGAACGACCTGTTTGTGGTTCGGAATAAATCTCTTCATCTTCATCAACTTCGTTTTCCATTTGCATAAAGAATGAGTATTTCATCTTTTCCATTAACTTATAAATGTAAGAAATCATGTCCAGTATATCTACATGGTGAAACGGGAACTTGTCGCACTCTGATTTAAGTTCGTCCAAAATTCTCTGCGAAAGAGTAGTGACATAATGAACTTTCCCGTTGTTCCAAGGCCACGCCAGAGTAGTTTCAATCCTGTATTCCTTCTGTTTCCCGTCGGGTGACAACAAAACAACATTCCCTGAATCACGCTCCGTTTTTTTAATTTCCATTCTTCGTTTAGGAGCAAGACCGTCCATAATGTGTTTATAGGTCGAATCCGTCCCGACTCGTTCAATACCCATTCCTAAGACTCTTCCGTTTCTCAAATAAATGGAAACTCCGGTGTCGATCGCCCTGTCCAAAGTCATTTTCCCGTACTCAATGTCCTCGATGTAAACATTCGACAATCCCAAATCGTCCATTACTGGTTCTACCGATATGCACCCAAAAGCCCAACCGTCATTATTCTTCCCTCTTGTAACTGCGTCATCACCGGCAGGGTCGATAATGACAAATTTAATCCTGTTCTTTGGCAAATCCTTCATGTCAACGGGTTTAAGGTAATTAAAGTCTATCTTGACTTCCGACCTGGGAGTAGGATTGCATAACTGCTGTGTGTTGAATGAGTACGCATCAGATTTCAGTGAATCCAACTCCCCCTGTGACAGAAAGATAGGTTTTCCCGTCTTAGAACCGTCATGTGTAGCCGGGATTATCCTGACTCGGTGCATCGGGTTTCCGTTCATGTCTTTTTTCTCGATTAAATGGCTCAAGAGGCCAGTATGAGAATAGAACGTACCGATTACCCTTCTTCTTGTTGACCCGTCCGGCATACCCAAATTCTTGGACATTTCGTAGGAGTCTATAACGTCCTTAGTTACTTCTACGGATTGAGCCGTATCTTTGGTTTCCACATCGTCATAATCCAAATCGTCCCAATGTCCACCTGTCGGCATACCGTCTGTAAGGCCAGCACCCTCTAGGGTCTTTTCTTTCCTCGAAGTCGATCTCCTCTTGACGATAATTCCGTTCTGCACCGACCAAGAAGGGCTTTGAGTAGAGGGCTTGTCATACAGAATATCGGGAAATGACTGTATCAAGATAGGTTTCTCAAGGGTCTGCATGACGGAAAAAACAAACTTATCTGAAGCCGGTTTCTTATAGGACAAAATCAATGCGCATTTTTCAGGATTCGTCAAAATCCTCTGCACTCTCTGACCCTGTGTCATAGAAAACGACTTTAAATGTCCCCTTGCCCACACCTCAACATCATATCCGGTATAAGGGTCGTTCTGCTCGATTAGTTTACAAGACCTGACCCCAAACGGGCAGTTCATCAACGGATTTTCCATTATAAAATAAGTGACAAAGAACAAATCAGTTAAAACTAACTGCCGGTAAGTGGGAATATCGCTTATCTTACCTGATGCTATATCTTCAAATATAGCCTCGTAATTGTACTTGTATATCGCTTTGTGCCTCTTAGGGTCGAACGTGGCACTATCTAGCGCTATTTCTGGATGACTTTTGAAATCAATCAATTATCCACCAAAGTTAGGGTCATTATTCACACATATATCCGTTCTGCATTCTCCCCAATCTATCGTTTCGTCAACAGGTCTATCTTGCCTTACAAACTCGATAATACGATCTAACTTCTCGACTGTCGGTTTATCGCTTATTACAAACTCAAAGCCGCGCCCTTCCCATCGAATATGATCGTAATTATCACGATATTTCTTTGTAGTCGGCATTGACAGCCTGTATGTGCATCACCATTTCCCTTAATGTCAATTTTTCGTAAGTGTTGTAAATATTTAGGTGGTCTAATGGCACTTCCATCACCGGAAAATCTTTAGTTAATAATATTAACCTTTGCACCGACCATATATTTTTACCAAGG